GTTCAGCGTCTTCAGTGTTGGTTTTTGTTAAATATTGATGATAATTGCGCTTGTTTGTAAATAAGCGCAATGTTAACTGGTCTAATTCATTCATATCTTATTCATAGATAGATTCTACGTGTATATAACGACACGTTTATAACGACGTGTTTATAACGACGTGTTTAAAACCCGAAAATAGTGGATCCCATTAATAGAAACATAAGAAGATAAGGCAAAATTACTAAAAGCCAAGAAAACCAACCGGCCCCTGCCTTACAAAATAAATTTAATATCCAAGTCCAAAAAATAATTGTCAATATTTTCACAATGAAAATAATATAAAGAGTGGAAACTGCTAATTGATAATTTCCAACAATATACATGTTTGTATTTCCATAATTTTGAAAAACAATAACAAGGATACTAATGATGGATATTACTAAATAAACATAAGCGGGAGTACAAAGTGCCATTATAATATAGCAAACGAATAATTATAAAAAAGGCAACCATGATTTTTTATTTAATTTGTTATATTCAACATAATCATCTAAAAATTGTACCATTCGTTCATCGATTTTTATATTATGTGCTTCTAATTCATGCACATATTTTTCAGGCCACTGATAACTCAATTTTTTTTTGGGACAATAATAATTATAACGTTGCCTGCCATATGGATGAGACAACGCAGACGTATAATTACAAACGTTACATGAAGAAGTATAATCACATAGTTTAAACACGGCTGATGATGAGCAAAATTTCAAATTTTTTTCTATATGACATTGAACTTCTTTGAGTAATTTAATATAGTGATCTTGATTTTCAGTTGCTGAATTTTCAATAAATTCATCTACATGATGATTTCCGCGTCGTTTCCAAAAACCGATAAATATGAAAGAAGGAGGTCCATAGGATTTACGACTATAAAATTCTTTTGATTGATATAACATTTTATCATGATTCCAAACATCAAATATATTCAATCCAGTACCCCTTAAATTGGGACTCAAAAAACATTCATCGCCGCATGTAAATATGAAATTTATATCATCATAATCATCATATATTTGTTTAGGATAAAGAATTGTGAATGTATTGTCAATGTAGATACCTAGATCGATTGGTTTTTCTGAAAATTCTAATTCAATGTCAATATATTCTACAATTCTTCCTATATCAGAAGTTTTGGTTTCATTTAAAAATTTTGCAGATAATGGTATTGCATATAAATTATCAGATATTTTTTCAAAACATGTGTGTATGGCATATTTATCATAGACAGCCTTTTTTTGATTCTCTAATGAAACACAGAATCGTGTTAAATTCTTAACATTTGAACTTAATATATATATATGAGTTGGGTTTGCATATGTATTTATTCTGAATTTGTAATCATTTGAAATTAATGAATTCAAATTTATTTTACCACCTAACCATGAAAAACTTTGGTATAAATATTTGTCCAATGACGGAGATTTGTAATAATAATATCCATGGGGTTTGTCATGTCTATAATTATTGACATAAACAGCACTTTCTACTATATTATTTATTAAATTATCTTCATCAAATTCAATTGTTATATCTTCATGAAATAATAAACACATATATATCGACGTATTTGTATGCAATTTTATGCTAATCGTATTTTCAGATATATATGGAGACGCATATTCAATTAAAAAATTTAAATCCACACAATACAACATTAGGTTTTGGGAATAAATCTTCACATAAATATTATTATTTTTAACAGTTTCCAAAAATAATTTTATATCATCATTCGATTGAAATGTAATTGTCAATGAGTCAAAAATGATTTCATCAACTGTGCGTTTTCTCGCGTCACTAATTTCTCTAGGTTGCACATATTTTTTATTTTCCATTTTTTTCAGAACCATTTCTGAAAATTTAAATTTATAGTCACATGTAGTCATCGAATAATAATGGTTGCATTAATAAATTTTATATGTGACATTCTTTATATATGTTCTATTTCTTTTTTATACACATTATTATATTTTATATTTTATATTGAGCAATAATAGGATGATTCAATTGTGTCAATGGTACATGATTATGAACCGTTCGACTAATCATCTTATAAAGTTTAAAATCAGGATATCGTTCTTCACCTGTTTTTTTATATAATACATTCTTTCCAAAATCATCGAGAATCCACGTGTCAATCAACTGTCGGGATTTCTCATAACGTTCACTTACCATATCATACAAACTACATGCTAATCTACATAAATCAAAACTATAATTCGGCTCTACACGGTCTTTATCCGGATTAAAATATGGTTCCGTATTGTATTGACTATAAGCATCACCGGATTTACTATAACTATCACTACAGAATCGAACCCCTTCATATGTATAAATCGCTCTTCCAAAATCAATTAATTTATAAATACGTCCAAATGTCGGTATTTTATATTTATTACCATCTACATTATAATATAAGAATTCTTCATCTGTATCCTGATACATAATATTACATGTATGTAAATCATTATGTGTAAATTGAAATTGTCTTTGATAAACGATTAAAATCATTACAACTTGAATGAGAGCCGATAATAATTCTTCATCGGTTTTCAATGTTCGAGAGATAATCAAATGGTCTAATGTATCGATGCATCTTTCTTGACATATCATTTGGACTGGAAAATTCTTCAAATATACGAATAATTTTGGGTCTTCTTCGTCTGAATATAATTCTGAACAAGATTCTGAACAAGATTCTGAACCTGATATAGACGCATTCGAAGAAGACGAATCAGACATTTCGGTTTCTGTACTTTCGTAACAGGATGAACTGTTGCATGATTCTTCATCCGGTTCATCATGATTCTCATCAGTTTCTAATGGTTCTGTCGGTAATAAATCATCGAGTAAGTTGTCACCGAGATTCATATCACTTTGAGAAGAAGTTACAGATTCATTGACAGACAATTCTTCGACATCTAAATCAATCGATGTTTCATTTTCAATGATAAGTTCTTTTCTGTTTTTTCTGGAATTATCGGAATCCATCGCCTCTTGATTTCTTAAAACCATTTCCAAATCATCCGCATCCATTTCATATAAATCCGGATTTTCTTGAAAAGATGTTACATCGCGTAAATATTCAATATCATCAATCATATTGTATCGAAATAAGGATTGAATTCCCAAATAAGTTCCATAAAAATCAATACCATGTTTGAATCCAGTTTCCTCCTTATATCGAGATACTAAGAAACTGAAAAAACAATCCACATAAGATGAATTCTGAATATCAAGTAATTTTTCAAAACATTGTTCTTTAGTAGAATCTAATTTGGGTAAACATCGAATATTTGGTTCTTGTAGATATTTTCCAGTTAAAAAACGAAGAGGGTCTAAAAGAGGCGCAAACTTAATAAATATAGATTTATCTATTTCACCGGATACTTGATTAAATCCAGTCATTTGTTGTGAATGATTAAATGTAATTTGATTATAATTCAAAGAATTCATTTCGAAAAATATCTTATAATGTGGATAATAATATTGAATATTACTCACAGCATAAGGATTGTATTTCACAGAATTCGAATCCGAATCCGATAAATCAGGAAAAGAGGAAAAATCAATGGGTTTTACACGTTGATAATTAATATTCAATTTATGAATTCGAGGATTCATTTTGGTATTTTTTTTTGATTGAATCATATAATAATATTGTTATTTTATTGCTTTATGTGAGTTTTAGCGCTTCCATCGTATTTGGAAATGCTCTTTCCTGTTTTCCATATTTTCAGGATAGAGATACGAAATATCATAAATAGAATACTTTTGTGTTAATAGAAATCCAATACAAACATCATCATGCCATTGGTATCCAAGTTCAATTCCCATAGTATAATGAAGTGTTGAGTAATCAGTTGCGAATAATTGCGGTTCCCATAAAACAATCTGTGTAGATTCTTCGCATAAATATTGACATGCGTCTCTCGAGAGAACCATGCCAGAGCCGGAAACAAATGGAAAACATTTCCAGGCAAATTCTCGGTTTCCTGCGTAATCGATGTTTTCCCGTTTCATTTTGTCGATAAAATTAATAAAATTAGGTTCGATGATACTTGTCGAGAGATTGGTTCGATAGATATAATCAAATACGATATTCGATTCAGATAATAAATATTGGATTGCTTTCAATGTTTTCTTTAAAATACCCGGTATAATCGATTCTTCCTCTCGGACACGAATTGTATAATCATTTTCGGAAATTTCAATTGGGTTTGGAAGAGATGGATTTGCCTCTAAAAAGTAATATCTTAATTGTGGATTTTTATTTTCATGGATTGTGGAGAGCCATCTTTCTTTATATCCTATATATTCAGGTTTATCATATGATGAAATAATCAATATAATTACTGACATAATATATGATTGTGAAAAATTGAACTAAAATTTAACTTAGAAAATAAATAACATAAAAATCTATTCGTAATATAATAGTCGCCTAAAATGAGTGATTCTGAATTTAGTAGCAGTGATGAAAGTTCTGTTGAATCCAATAAGAAACTCGCAAAAAAAAAGATTTTAGCCAGTGTTGATGATGACGATGACAGTTTTTCTGAATCTGAATTATCCATTGATTCTGATACAAATCCCTACAAATCTAAAAATGATGGAGACGATGACGATGACGAAGAATTCGATTATTTCGCTGAACATGAAAAACATGAAAATGATGAAAGCATTCATGGAGAAAGTGATTCCGACGATGATGACGATGACGACGACGATGATGATGAATATAATTTTAGTGATAATTATCTACAAAAATTTGATGATGGAATTCAACAGAATATGATTGCGAAATATCATCCTGAAATGATAAGCCATAATTATCATGAAATCGAAGCCCTATGTCGTATTGTTAGAGATGGAAATGGAAATATTATTGATCCATTACATCGTACTGTGCCATTTATAACCAGATATGAATATGCAAGGGTTATTGGAGAACGTGCTATGCAAATCAATTCAGGTGCGAAACCAATGGTAGAAGTTCCGGAACATATTGTCGATGGTTATGTGATTGCTGTCAAAGAGTTTGAACAGAAAAAAATACCATTTATTCTAAAACGACCTTTACCGAATGGTGGTTGTGAATATTGGAAATTAAGTGATTTATAAAGGGTCGGTTTCTACCACGACGTCATTAGAACCTATAAAAAATTGAAATCAATAATGATTCATGTCTATAGTACATAAAGTTTTCTCCTATTAAATAAACAATTACAAATGAAGTTTTGTACTCAATGCAATAATATGTATTATATCGCTATCAATGGTGAATCTGGAAATGAATTGATTCATTATTGTCGATTTTGTGGATACCATGATTCCAGTTTAAGTGAAGATGGTATTTGTATTATGAAAACCAATTTTATTCAAAGTGAAACGAAAATTAATCATATTGTAAATAAATATACGAAACATGACCCTACATTACCACGTATTCATGGTGTAAAATGTCCAAATGAACTCTGTGATACAAATACAAAGAATTCAAAACCGGAAATCATTTATATGAGATACAATGATAATGAAATGAAATATTTATATATTTGTGCTACTTGTGATAAAATTTGGCAAACTGATGAAAATGTCGGTGGAAATATTTAGACATGAAGTCGGCAGAAAATCGAGTTCCTAAAAATAATTTAGTGTTTATTTTTACGATTCTTATTCTTGTTTTTTTCAGTCTTATTTCTACGTTTTCCTCCAGTTGCGGAACCAGGTTGTCCAGTTACCGCAGCATTTAAAGCATCAGTTTTTTTTTCAGTTGCCACAGGAGCAGGTGGATTCAAATCATCAGTTTTTTTTTCAGCGACAGGATTTGCGGTCATTGTAGTTGCGGCAGGTTTTGTTGAAAACCATCCTTCAAACCAACTTTTTTTAGGTTCTGAACTAGGAACAGGTTGTTCAGTTCTGCCGAATGGCCATCCATCAAACCAGCCACCACCTCTTAAAGTTCTGTGTTTTCGGTTTCTACGTTGATTTCGTTGACTCTTTTTATTTGTCATAATAAAAAGAATAGCGATAATATTCTACCGCACTATCCCACAAATACTTCCAGATTTTTCACGAATTCTCCCGACATTGTATCATTTATACAAATATACTCAATTAAATCCAACAGAATCTTAATCTTCTCACTATTCCACTGGTCATTTGTCGCAGCCAAAAACTCTTCCGTATAAAAATCAGACATGTTATCTTTCTTAAATAAGTTCGGAATATAAAATTCTTTTGTATAATTTTCCACTAAAGATATATAATGATTCAAACTATGTTGAAGAATCGAACAATCTTGATACGTTTCTTTTAATTTATGTAATCCTAAAATAGCTCTTTCAAAGAGTCTTACAATTCTCGGTTGGCCCTTCACATATTCTTCATTCATAAATGTCCGACAAGCATAATAGATTGGATTGTATAAATAATGCAAATCCGATTTTCGACATTTGAAATATTTGCGAGTAATACCTTGAAATACACCCGGTTCTTGGATATAAATCGTATTATCCATGATTGCTAATTTAGTTCCTATCGGTTTACAACTTAAAATTGCCAATTTTATAATGGTTTTTAATGGGTCGACAACATATAATCGTTCATTGATATCTTTGATATCTTTCAAGTCTTCCACTAATGAGTTCGAAATTTTTGCCATGTTAACTATAAAATCTAATAGGAATATAGTTTTATGTTAATACTAATTTGTCTTTAATTACGGGGTCTAATAATGGCAATAATACTCCTAAAACCTGTTTTAAAAAACTGGGAGGATTCTGAAAATAAATCTTATCCACATAATTCAAAAAATGTTTACCATTTTTAATTCCTTCGTCGGATACCATCAATACAAAATCCTTATATCTCTCAACAGCACTGATTGTAAGTCCTTTTAAATCTAAAACCGCATGAATTTTATTGTATTTTGATAACATTTGTTCAACAACTCCGAAAATATGATAAGTTAAATCATAATAGATTGCGGGAGAGCCGACCATTTTAAATATAGAATAATTCAAAAAAAGCGTATCATTTTCGACAACTACCATACGTTGAAATGCTTGATTCATATCAATATTTTGTGCGATTTGAGAGGCACAATTGAATTTTTCTTGTTTACGAAACAACATATTTTTTGTGTTTGATTCATAGTAATTTGTTTTGAGTTGTTGAAGAGTATTCAAATAATTGTCGTGTTCAGACATTAATATTTGTAACAGAGAATTTTATATATTATTATTCGCATTTTTATTTTTTGATTCAAATAATTCTGATGATGTGTGAGAGGTTGTATAATATTATATAATTATGCTTTTGTAAAATTATTGATATAAACCTTTTTACAAGGAATGCCGCCTTTGGCGGCATTCCCTTATAAAGACTTATTATAAAGACTCTAATTATGGCTCTTCGATAAATAAATAACATTTTCATTTTGTACTATTTTTAACATTCAATCTCTTCAAATTATTAAATACACCACTTTGACTTTTCTGTAAAACTGGTTTGGCAAATATAAAATCATGTTTTACCAATTTATGATTTGCGAGAGGTTCTAAAGAACGAATTAATGGACAAGGAACTCTAGATAATTCACATACAGAATACCATTCTTCTGGTATAGGATTAGAGTCGCTATTATTCTTTTTATTCATTTTAGATTGAACATAAAGAGATTGAAAATACAAAATTGCTTCTTGATAAGAAACATCTCTCACAATAAAAAAAGAAAAGGAATCAAAATATAAAAGTTTCCAACTTGGATTTTTTTCAATTGCCAAGTTTATTTTTTCAACGACTGTCGGAGAGAATAAATCATCAATATCAATATTGTTTTCGAATATAAATACATGAGGATATCCACGTTCTTTTGCGATTTCTAAACAACGGATAATCGATAAGAATGGTTCAGGATTAGATTCTATACTATCCAACCAACAACCGACAGACTCGAATTTATTCATCCAATCTGTTTGAAAATTTGGCCTTAGTGGTATAATCGGTATTGAAATACTTATGGAAAATAAAGATAGAATATTAAGAGGTATCATAATACATTATGATACTTTTTATAGACGAATAATTCAACGAAAGGCTAGAGGCTAGAGGCTAGAGGCTAGAAGACTTGAATTTATATCAATCAAATATAAAGAATGAGTAGTCCTTCAGTTCCTATTAATCCTTGTATAAGACAAATGGCAAGTCCCTATAGCAAGAAAAAATGCAATCCATTATTCGGCGTCGATTTCTCAAAAACAGAAAAAAAAGGTTATACACGAAGTCTGGATTCTGGATATTCTGTTTTAGGAAATAGACGACGTTAGAGTTTTTTCGATTTTTTTGATTTATTTTTTTTCGTCGATTTACTTTTTGATTTGTTTATTTTTCGATTTATTCGAACCTCCCGAATTGTTATTTTCTTCTTGTTCTATTTTTGCTTTTTGTTGTTCTGATTTTTCCAATTCTTCTAATTCTTGTTTGATAGATTTTTCCAAAGTGCGTACCACCTTTGCCCGTTTCATTCGCCGATTATAATCTTCGATAAGTTCTTTTCGTTTTGTTGTTCCTCTATTTTTCGATGTATTGGTAGTGATGATTGGGTCGAAACCAAGAATACGTTGAGTTGGCACATTGCGTATATCTATTTTTGCTTGTTCTCGCTCTTCTCTCGTTTGTGAGTTTTGTTTGTTATATTCTTTTGCGTCTGGAGAAATCACACGTTCCGGTGCTGAATCGCTAAACCGTATTTTTGTCGTTTTTAAACGAGGTCTATGTTCATGAATTGTTCTTGTCCGTTTCATAGGATACGAACTCATATTATATTAAAATCGGAAAATTTTTGTCGTTTATCCTAGTTCGAACTTGTTCGCCAATTTCTTTGTAATTTATAATAATTTACAAAGAAAAATATAAAAATTGTGTCTTACACAAACGCAATCTTTCTAATTATATATATGTTTAGTTGCATCGAAATTTTGTATAATTTGTGTGGTTGATAATTCTGTATTATAATAATAAAATTGTCCAATATCACATTTTCCTTCTCCATAAAAACCTGTTGGAAATGTCATATTTTGTGTAGAAGATGGAATGCCAGATTCATTACTCGTCGAAGATAAAACCTGACGTCCATTGACAAATATTTTATTTTGTCGTCCTCCTCCATTTCCAAATTGAATATTTGCTGTATAAAGTGCCCATCCACTACTTAATACATCAGAAACTGAGTTAAAATAATTTACTAGCGAAGAACCATTTTCATGTAACTGTAATTTATTATTTGATAAATAACCTAAAGCATATCCATCATAAGAGGGAGCTCCAAATACTTTACTAACCAAAGAACCTTGTGTACCAATATTATTAATTCTAACCCACATTTGTATAGTAAATGGTTGATTTATAACGGGATTAATTGCGGATGCTTGACCAATTTGAGCAAATTGACCAGTACTGGTTCCAGGGTTAAACTCAAAATATTTATTACCAGGTTCTGTTGTATTATTAAATGTTGGAGTTCCATTAAGGGTTGCACTATAAGACCCACCTGAATCAAGATTTGTCCATGTAGTTCCACTTCCTGGATAAGAACTAGAATTGTTCGCATCTAAATAAATAATACGATTTGACGCTAATAATGTTGTTGTCGTTGGAGTAACATTAACAGGGTCAGACTCTACACTCGATACACCAGAATTTACTGCTTTTAATTTTACTGTATATACAATTCCATTTGTTAATGGTGTTACACCATCAGATGACAATGTTTTTATGTTTACAGGACTATATACTTGTGGAGGATTAAATGCTATATAAGTTGCTCCATTATCTGTAGAATATTCGTAGTTTGTTACAGTACCAGTTTGACTAAACAAAATATATGCTTCTGTATTTCCTCCAACACTTGATAATGATGTTGGTGCCGCAGGAGCAGGAATTGGCGTCCATACGGCATACAGTATAGTATTCGTGGAAATTGAAAATGTATTTCCTTGTGAATAAGATGTTCCGGAACCATTTGGTTCAGTATTCCATCCAGAAAATGTAAATCCTGTTTTTCCTATTGCTGGAGAGCCTACATTTCCCAATACGGTTGCAGTTGACCCTGATGTGTACACAGAAGAATCATATGGAACATTTCCACTTGTATTGGAATTACCGTTATAAGTGATAGTATAAGTAATTGGACCACCTAATGACATAGCACAATATCTAGAGCAACCATATGCTCTTCCATGTTTTGCTAAACCAGACCTTTGTTTTCCTGCCATTACATTAAAATCGGAAAATTTTTGTCACGAATCCTAGTTCGAACTTGTTCACCAATTTCTTTCATTTGTTGTATAGAAAAACTTCCCATAAGCATTTGATTCTCAGTAATTACATCCACTTTACTGGTTCTTATTTCAGAAGGTGCTCTTACAAAATAAAATCGGTCATTTAATTCACCACCCATCACTAAAAATGAATGACTAATCGTTCCTTCCTCCGTAAAATTCAAATCCATTCCACTCATCTTGAAAGAGGATGAAAACAAAATCGCAGGCAATCGATAAACATAACAATAGACATAAATATCCATCGCCGTCAAAAAATATCCATCGCTTATTATCGCATCTTCAATATTGATTGTCCCCTTTGACACTGCTCCTAAAAGAATCGGTTTACCTTGAAAACGAATCATAATACGTATAATTTCCGGTAATTTTGGCTCTAGATTTTGATATGCTTTTATCAATTTATCTTTGATTTCGCCAATTGTATAAACGCGTCGTTCACGGTCTTGTAACATATAAAGCAATGGTCCAAAAGATGCTTCAACCGTTCCTTGGAAAGTGATTTCTTTGACGGATTTATCAAAAACAATTTTTTTCCAATAATTATTTTTGTTTCCCAAAATATCCCCAATCTGTTTTTTATAACGATTCACATTATCCATAATTCCACCATTTCCTTGAACTTCATATTTCTGTTGTTCTTCTAAGGTAATATGTTGATTAAGTCGCGCTGATTTTCCAGGGTCAGGTTGCGCATTATGATAACCGATATTATGGACATATCCATAATCGTCAAAAGGTTCCGCCATCTCTGAATATTGGGCATCCAAAAAACTCTCTGATATAATGATTTCATCCGCATTCACTTTATAATACACATTCCCCAAATTCATATATTGTTTTGGATGCAACATATATTGTTGTATTCTCTTATAACGTATTAATTCATCTGCCAATTTATAATAATATAACATCTCATTATCTTTTCCCGTAATCATATTCTTCTTCGGTAACACTAATTTACAACCTCTCTTATATATCGCATAACGATTCGTATTCGTATTCTCATCTTGTCCGCCACATACATACATCGCATCACTAAACGATTGTAATTGTGATATCACATCATCATCCATATCATTAAATACTATGACACCGGCCACCATTTTTTTAAGCAATCTTACTACACTATCCAATTTTGCGCGATATGTATGATTCTTCGATTTTATCAATTCTTGTATACGTTCTTTCGAAGTTTTATATTCATACATACCAAAAATCAGTTTAAAATGACTGCGAAACATACCATAAAATTCGGTTTCCCCGTGGATACGACGTATCGTTTTTATTCTCTCTTCATCTCCACTCGACGAGTTCAATAATTCCTTATCCGTCAACAAATAATTATGATCATCGACTGCTATCAAATTGTCTTCGCCTTCTACATTTTGTTGAGGTGGGTCGATTTGTACAAATTGATTCGAACCTGTTAATATACCAACAATCATTCCATCTTCAATCACTTTCATTTTTGGTTGACATGGTATATCAATCGCCAAATGGATTTGATTTAAAGAACGACGTGTATCAATATATGTATTCCATTCAACATCAGTGATAAAAATAATATCAATTCCTTTTACGATTTGTGCTGGAAAACATGGAATATATATCGGTTTTATTCCTTTTTTATAAGCAAGTATAGCAATCGTTTTTCCTTGATAATTCACCACTTGTTTTGCGATAGTATATCCGATTTGACTAATTTTCTGAATAATTAATTCTACTTTTGGCGGGGATTCAAATTCGTATACTTTCGGTTGAGATGGACCTGGAATACAATATTTATTAAATGTGTCATTCACCATTTTTAATACGCGTTGTACATATGGAAATTCTGCGACATCTACTTTAAATGTAGTATGTACTATACGATAATCACGAATCGCAATCACCGGCTCATAAAATTCATACTGTTTTACAATCAATGCGGATCGTTTTTTCAAATCAAATAGGGTTGTTGAATATGCGGTTGTCGGACATATCAAATCTATATTCTGTGTAATATCATTCCCAGTAATCTCCATAATCACCAAATTGATACCTTCTGGAAATAATCGCGCATTTGGTTTACTAAAAACATCCCATAAATAAAGATGATTTACAGTTGCTTTCAAATCTTGGATATAATCCGTAAAATTTTCATAAGCCGCCACAATATCCACAAAAGTATCATACGATTCATCCGTAGTTTTCATTGTTTTATAGATTCGACTTGTGGAATGTTTCTCCAAATCCAATTCCGTTTCCACGATTTTCTTCGGTTTAAACGATGTTATCAAAGAGCCATTATTCAATTCCGCAAATGTATCTAAATCAATCGCATTCGCAATCAAACGTTGGAATTGACCATCCTTCACCGATAATGGCTTTGTATTTGTTATTGCTCCATACAAATAAGACATACAACCTAAAAATGAAAGATTCGCACTTTGTTCTACACCTTGTCTTACTAATACATTCGCATCATTCGTTATAAGAGCACTATTTTGTTTTTGTATATAAGGTCGATAATCCATTTGTAGGAATAATTGGACAGGAATTTGTAAAAATCCAAGACGATTCTGTGCCACTGGATATTTATCAACAGCCACTACATATTTACTTGAACTTGGTTCCTGTTTTGTAGTGCGTTTTGTCGCTGTCGGTTTTATTGATTCAACCTCTTGTTCTTGTTCTTGTTTTTGTTCTTGTTCTGAACCCTGTTCTTCTCCTTCTCCTTCTTCTGAACCTGAACTCTCTGGTTGAACACCTTGCCGATCATCGACCGGTTCTTCTGGATTCTTCTTGCATTTTTTCAATTTATCTTGAGAGAATTCTTTTGCAAAACAACAAGGCAAACAAGTGTTTTTTATATATCCAGGATGATGAGGTTTATATTGACCATTTCGAATATGTTCTTTCTTTCCACTATTAAATTCAAATAAATATTGATTATTTGCTCCACACGCATTCGGATTCTTTTTAATCTCTTCTTCGGACATACTTGTATTCGTCTTGAAACACCAATAACGAGGACACACATACCAATGTTGTTTCGCAGGGTCACTCCCTTGACGTATCGCATAACTATAGGATTTATTTCCATTTTGTTGGTCTTGTTGGTCTATTTTCGCTTTTTCTTCATTTGTAAGAACTACTGGGAGGCGTTTATCTGTGGCAGGACAGGCTCTCGCATAGGCCTTCATTTTTCCATCGATTTTTGTCTGTGAAAACAATATTGGGTCGTATTTTTGAAGTCTTTTTAAAAATGGATTTCCTTTATCCATCTCTGCCACATATTCTTCATCTTCCGCACCTCCTTTTGATGTACTCTCTATACCAACTAAATCTTCACTATCAATCGTAGAGTCAGTAGTTGATTCTGTTTTTTTCTCTTGTATAGGAGATGTCGATTCAATCGATAAATCCTCTATACCAACAAGAGAAAATGCGGAACTACTTTCACTCGTTGGAGATGATAATGTGATTGATTTTTCAGATTCTTGTACAGACTCTTGTGCCTCTTGTGGAGACTCTTGTTCAACTTCACTTAATTGTTCAACTTCAGGTTTCATCGATTCAAAATCATCCGGTTTGCCTTGTACTGCTCTTGATGTATTATTCTCCTCTTCAAATAAATCATCCAATGCGTCTTGAAATTTGGAAAAGTCCGGTTTTGCAAACACTTGTTTATCATTGTCTTTATGCTGTTCCACATTTTTCATGGTTTGGATTATCGTCGGTCCACCCGTTTTACCGATTTTTTTCATCGCCAATTTCTTATATTCAACGGTCGCATTGCTTGATTCAGGCTCTTGAGACACACGCAACATAGTATCTACATAAATCTCAAAACAACTAATATAGGATATATGGGGTATACCTTCAACACGTATATTCATATTTCCAGTTGTCGAATTCACAACAATATTCGTTAATAATCCGGGATTCTCAACAATACGAATCTGTTTTTCTCTTCCAACAACCAAATTAACTTCTTTTAAAAAATCACGCCATATGTCAAGAGCCTCTTCCATCGATATCTGATAATTCACTATTAAACTTTGTAATACATCCTCTTGACGTCCTGTTTGACGATATACCTCTGACATCATTCCAT